CGTGTTCTTGTTAAAGATCAAACAACTGCTCTGCAAAATGGTTTCTATAAAGTTACCACTGTTGGTACTGCTTCTGCAAACTGGGTATTGACTCGTACAGTTGATGCTGATGAAGACAGTGAAATTACTCCAGGTGCATTTACTTTCGTTGAAGAAGGTACTGTTGGTGGAAACAATGGTTATGTATGTACCAATGTTGGTGCTATTACTGTCGGTACTACTGCAATTACCTTTGTTCAATTCTCTGGTGCTGGTTCTGTTATCGCTGGCGATGGTTTAACAAAGACTGGTAATACTCTAAATGCAGTTGGTACTAACAACCGTATCTCTATCTCTGCTGATGCAATTGATATCTCTTCAAGCTATGTTGGTCAAGCAACCATCACTACTCTTGGAACTATTGGTACTGGTACTTGGCAAGGTTCAGTAATTGCTGGTGCATATGGTGGTACTGGTGTTGATAATACTGGTAAGACAATCACTTTAGGTGGTAATCTTACCACTTCTGGTGCACATAGTACTGCGCTAACTACAACTGCCAATACTACATTAACATTACCTGTTACTGGTACTCTTGCTACTTTAGCTGGTACTGAAACATTCACTAACAAAACTCTAACTGCTCCAGTTATTGCAACTATTGTTAACAGTGGAACATTAACACTACCAACTTCAACTGATACTTTAGTTGGTCGTGCCACTACTGATACGCTAACTAACAAAACAATCACTGGTGCAGTAATTACTACTGGTAGTATTAACAATACTCCAATCGGTGCTTCTACTGCAAATACTGGTGCGTTTACAACTCTTGCAGCTTCTGGTGCAGTAACCTTTACTGCTACTACTGATGCTTCTGCTCTTGGTACTGCTGCAGCTGTATTGTCTGGTGGTTTATCTGTTGCTAAGTCAATGTTTGTTGGTATTAATATTACTGGTGCTGGTGCAGGAACTTCAACTCTGGATGGATTCCAGATTGATGGTGGCACTTATTAATTTGAACTAAATACATGGTGGGTGTAATTCCCACCCCAGTATATACTGGTTGTTTTAATTCTACATAGAATAGGTTATTATGGCTAACACAGTCGTTCTCAAACGAAGTGCCGTTACAGGCAGAAATCCAACCACAAGCGATCTTGCGCTTGGAGAGTTAGCACTCAACACATACGATGGTAACCTATTCTTCAAAAAAGACAGTGGAACTGCTTCCATTGTTACTGTTGCCACATTAGCTGGCACACAAACCCTCTCAAATAAAACCCTAGCATCTCCTGTAATTACTGGCACGATAACTGCAGGTGGTGGTGTAGGTACTAATGGACAAGTTCTGGCATCAACAGGATCTGGTCTTCAGTGGATCACTAAAGATGTTTCCACACTAGACAGTTTAACAGATGTGACTATTAGTTCTGCCACAACAGGACAAGTTCTTAAATTTTCTGGCTCTGCTTGGATTAATGCTGCATCTGATGCAGTTATTGCTTCTGCCGTATTTGCAACAAATGCACAATCAGATCTAGGGTCTGTTACAGATTTAATTCTTTCTGCAACAGAAGATCTTGGAGCAATCACTGATGTGGCTTCTCTTATCTACGATATGGGTCAATTAAAACTTGACGGTATCGTTTCGTTATCAAATATTGATCAATCGGTTAAAGCTGACTATATCGGCTACTCGATTATTTTTGGATTCTAAAGGAATAAAATGGCTCGCCAATTAGTTGAAAAATATATTTTCTCTCCGAATGTTGCTACTGCAGGTTATGTAAAATTTCCTGGAAAGGTTGATGCAACTCAACTATTGATTATTGCAAATAAGACTTCGCAAAATAATATTTACGCTATTGGTGATCCAACTCGTGGTGGTACTGTTGTTTATAGTGCTTCTGAAGATGCTGGTTTCTACACAGAACAAGTAGGTGTTACTACTGTAACATTTACATATGACACTTCAACGATGTCAGCAAATGATAAGATTGCCATCTATACTGACGCACCGAAAAACATCGGTAACATTGTTCGTCCATATTTTATGGGTGTTGATGCTATTGAAAGAATGCGTGTTGCCAATCCTCAGTCGCTAATTGATGCTGACTTCGAATATGGATTGCAACCTACTAAATGGCAGAACTATGCTGAAATTAGAAACATTCCAGGAATTTATGAAAAGCCAGGATTGGACTTATTCCTTTCTGATGTTACTACCAATGGTGCTTCACCATCAACAATTACTGTAACTACCTCTGCACCACACGGATTGTCCGTGGCAGATCCAGTTATTCTGTTTGGTTTAACTGGTACTGCTAACTATGCTCGAGCAGAAGGTGCTTTCGTTATTGCTTCTGTACCTACCAGCACTACATTTACATATTTTGCTAAAGGTATCGTAGGAACAAACGCACTATCAATTTATGGTGGTTCAACATATGGTCGTCGTGGTGGTTTCTATGAAGGTTCTGATTTACCAATTACTTCTGTTTCTTCAAATGCAGCCAATCCTTCAGTAATTACTGTCACTTGTTCTGCCAATCATGGTTTAGTTCCAGGTGCTCCATTAGTTGGTATTGCATCTTCTGCTGGTTCTAATCATGGATTACTAACAGGTAACTTCTTTGCGGAGTCAGTTCCATCCGCAACAACATTTACATTTACGGCTCGTGTTGGTGGAGCAGTTGCAAATAGCTCAATTACCACGACAATGTATACTCGTTCTGACGCATTCGTTATCCACAGACCATTCGATGGTGGTGTTCAGTTAGGTAATTTCTTACCTTCACATGGTGCATCAATTTCTCGTCAAACTAAAAAATACATGCGTTACCAATCAGGTAAAGGTGTACTTTGGACTTCAGGTGTTTTGTTTAATCCTGTTATGAACCTTGACCAAATTTCTGCTGCAGCAACTGGTGCTGGTTCTCTTATTACTGTTACAACTGAATTAGACCATGGTCTTCAAGTTGGTGCCACTGTTGAAATTGCTGGTGTCGTTACATCAGGATATAATGGAACATATGGTATTAATACTATTACCAGCGAGAATACATTCACTGTAGTTGCAGCAGTTTCTCTTGGTGCAGCTTCTGCAGTTGTTACAAATTTACCTCGTGTCACTCTTAAAACTTGGCATGGAGCATCTGTTCGTATGGGTGCATTCGATGATCAAAACGGATTGTTCTGGGAATTTGATGGAAAAGAATTAGCAGTTGTTAAACGATCTGCCACATATCAAATTTCTGGTTTCTGCACTGTTACTCCAGGATCTCAAGCAGTTGTTGCTACATCTGGTCGTTTCACCCAACAGTTAAAGGCTGGTGATCGCATCGTTATTCGTGGTATGACTTACATGGTAGGTTCTATTGCAGACGATAATAACATGACAATCAATCCCGCATATCGTGGTGTTAATGGTTCAACTGGTATTAAGTTAGCCACTGTTATTGACTACCGTATTCCACAATCTCAATTTAATATTGACGCTTTAGATGGAACTGGTATTTCAGGTTACAATATTAATCTGAATAAAATGCAAATGATGGGAATTTCGTTCTCATGGTATGGTGCTGGTTTTATTGACTTTATGTGTCGTGGTTCAGATGGTAATATGATTCTTGCTCACCGCATGAAACAAAATAACATTAACGATGAAGCATACATGCGTTCAGGTAATACTGCAGTTCGTTATCAAACTATTAATGAATCCGTAATCGGAGAACTGGCTTCTTCTATTAATGATTCTGTCACTACTATTCCAGTAACTAATGTTTCTAGATTCCCAGTTAATGGTGGTACTGTTCTGATTGAAAATGAATGTATAACATTTACTGGAGTTAATTCTGGTGCAAACACTTTAACTGGTTGTACTCGTAGTGCGTCTTTTGTACAATTTGTTGGTGGTGTTAATAGAACATTTACTGGTGGTGCTGCAGCAAGTCATGCAGCTGGTAATGGACACACTTCTGTTATTCTTATTAGTTGCACTGCTGCACCAACTTTAAACCACTGGGGTTCATCTTATATTATGGATGGTGGTTTCGATACAGATCGTGGTTACTACTTCTCGTATCCAGCATTAAGTAATTCATTAACTTCTACTCAGTCTAAATCTGTTTTCTTTATTAGATTGGCACCATCCGTATCAAATTCAATTTCTGGAACTCTCGGAGATAGAGATTTATTAAATCGTTCTCAGTTATTACTACAGAAATTACAAGTTCAATCTGACCAAGCAGTACAGGTTTATGGTATTTTGAATCCAGGAAATATTGATTCTGCCACGGATTTAACATGGCAGTCTGTTAATACAACAGCATTAGGATCTCAACCTTCCTTTGCTCAGGTATCAACTACTGTTACAACTACTGCAACTCCAGGTGAACAAATTTTCTCAACACTGGGTCAGCCGAATGGTTTTGCTGAAATTGATTTGTCTAGTTTGAAAGAACTATCAAACTCAGCAATTGGTGGATATGGTAACTTCCCAGATGGTCCAGATGTGTTAGCAATCGTAGTTAAAAATCTATCTTCATCTACAGCAACTGTCAATGTGAACTTATTCTGGTCAGAAGCACAAGCATAAATATACAAAAATAGAGGAATTTTTAAATGGCAACCCAAGTACAGTTTAGACGAGGAACTACCTCACAAAATAATGCGTTCACTGGCGCACAGGGTGAACTTACAATTGATACCGATGTATACACTATTCGAATACATGATGGTACAACTGCAGGTGGTAAACAAGTTCCAACTCTTACAGCTACTCAAACATTTACCAATAAAACAATGTCTACCAGTTCCGTGTGGAATGGTACTGCTATTGGTTTAGGTTATGGTGGAACTGGTGCTGCTCTTACTGGTGTTGCAGGTGCTGTTGTTTACTCTACTGGTTCAGCAATGGCTCTATCATTGGCTGGTACTTCTGGTCAAGTTTTAACTTCTGGTGGAACAAGTGGTCCAACTTGGGTTAGTGCTTCTTCTCTTTCTACTGGTACTGCCACTACTGCTACTACTGCCACTAATATTGCAGGTGGTTCTGCTGGTTATCTAGTTTATCAAGCAGATACAAATGACACTGACTTTATTACCCCAGGAACTTCTGGATATGTTCTTCGTTCTACTGGAGCATCAACTGCTCCAGACTGGGTAAATCCAGGATTTACAATCGGCTCTACAGATATGACTTTGGG